TGAAAAGGATCGTGAACGGATGAGACTTGAGGGCTTTAACCATGTTAAGGAAAACGAAACCTATACCAACAGATCACAAGAAATGTTAGATGTGATGTTTGGAGACACCCATGGTTAACATGATAAAGACTACAATTAACGGGGAGTTTGAGATCATTCTTCCTGAGCATAGAGCTCGTAGACCTGAGTGGGATATTAAAAATGGTGGGTGGGAAAAAGCACGGCTTGATTCAATGCGTAAACACCTGACGGATCAAGATACCATGTTCTATGTAGGAGCAGAAGAAGGAGACTTTGCTGGCCTGATTGCGAGTTGGGGTGTAAAGATTGCACTCTTTGAACCAAACGATAAGGTCTGGCCTAACATTAAAGCTATCTGGGAGGCAAACTCCCTACCCAATCCCCTCTTTTGCTTTAGTGGCTTTGCTTCTGAGAGTACAGTCAATTATCATGGTGGTCTATTCGCTGGATTCCCACCATCGGCAGACGGGGAAGTCATCGGAGATCACGGATTCAAAGAATTGTCAGATCCAGGTGAGATTCCACAGATGAGGATCGACGATACTGGTATTATTCCTACTGCTATTTCTTTGGATGTTGAGGGTTCTGAGTGGCAGGTACTCAAGGGTGCAGAAAAAACCCTCGCTCTCTACCACCCAAAACTATGGGTAAGTATTCATCCGGAATTTTTAGCTAACTACTACAAGCAACACTCAGGCGACCTGAGGGGTTGGATTAAAAACCTTGGATACAAAGAAACTTTGCTTGATTACCAACATGAAATGCATTTCTTCTACGAGGCTATATAGCTTTTTTAGATAAAAAGCCGTTTTTGGGCATCGTAGATTGTAGGTAAAAAAAGGATTGATATATGAGGAAAATTATTAACCTCACTGTGAAAAAAGAGCTAGAAGGTAGTACTTACTGGGATCAAACCTTCCTTAATGAGGTTTTGGCTGATCTTCCAGACGGCGACCGAACAGTAGTGATTATCCCTGGTGCGTATCAAGCAGACGTCATTCCCGAGATCAATGCCAGACTCGCCGAGTACCCCAAAGTCTGCGTCTTTGTTACCTCTGATGAAGAAAATAAGTTCCAAGTAGGGTTGTTAAAACATCCCGACATGAAGGTCTACTCTCAGTACGGATATGGTGGGTATATGTGGCCACTTGGGTATGCAATCAATACACATCAAACACTCAAAGAGATTGGTTTACTAGATAAAGACCTAGACTGGACGTTCGTTGGTCAGAACAATCACTATCGCCGTGAGAAACTTGCACTAGAACTATCTACCCTAAATGGTGGGTATCTTCAAACCACTCTCGGTTTTTCTCAAGGGTTAGATCGCAAAGAATACCTAACTTATTTAGCCCGCGCCAAAGCTGCCCCTGCCCCTGCTGGAAACATTAGCGTTGAATCTTTCAGATTGTACGAGGCATTGGAAGCTGGCTGTGTTCCAATCGCTGACAATCTCTCTCCCTTGAAGTCAGCCTCCGACAATTACTGGCATGCACTCTTTGGCTCAGTCCCTTTCCCAACATACGTTCATCACGAGCTTGTCCCTGGTCTTATTAAAGATGTAGTCCAAAGTCCCGACCTAAATAACCAAGTATTTGCCTGGTGGATAAACAAAAAACATCAGTTCAAAGAACAGCTCCGATCCGATCTTGGTTTACCAGCCACTGACATGGCGGTGATTATTCCTGTCTCACCCATCCCCTCTCACCCAGATACTTCTATTATTGAAGAAACGATCAGGACGATTCGAGTTCACACTGATGCCCCGATCTTTATTACCATTGACGGCGTTCGAGAAGAACAAGCTCACATGACTGATGCGTATCGTGAGTTTATTCGCCAACTGCTCTGGAAGTGTAACTTTGAGTTCAAGGATGTATTGCCTGTCCTATTTAATAAGCACTCCCATCAATCAGGAATGATGAAGGTGGTAGTAAAACAAATCACCGTTCCTTATCTTCTCTATGTTGAGGCTGATACCCCACTCACCCCAGACTGTCCGATTGATTTCCCTAAATTAAAGAAGGCTATTGCTGATGGAGAAACCAATCTGGTGAGATTTCACTTCGAGGCGTTCGTTCCTGAACCACATAGGCACTTAATGATCGGTGAACCCGAGAATGAATTGCAAAAGACAACTCAGTGGAGTCAGCGTCCTCACCTAGCGAGTACCAACTACTATAGAAATATCATGGATACTTTTTTCTCTGAGGAAAGTAATACCTTTATCGAAGATAGGATGCACGGTATTTGCCAAACTCATCCGTGGGAAGATCATAAGCTTACGATCTATCACCCTGAGGGGAATATCAAAAGGTCTTATCACCTAGATGGAAGGGCGGGAGATGAAAAGTTCGACAAAAACCTCATCTATTAAGTTAGGGATGATTTGCTTCGCCAATTCTGGGGGACTTGCAATACAAACTCGTAGGCTCGCAGAGCTACTGAAACCTGATAAAATATTACTCATTGATTCAAGGGGTTTCTCGCCAAACAAACAACACCACCTCGAGTGGTATCCACCTGAGAAAACCCAAGTCACAACATCTTTCCCTCCACGCAACTATGAGATTCTCCAATTTATCAAAGGACTCACCCATGTATTCACCTGTGAAAATCCGTACAACTTCTACCTCGTTCTGGCGTGTCAACGCCTGGGTATTAAGGTTATCTGCCAAACTAATTACGAGTTCTGTGAAAATCTTGATTCTCCTCATCTTCCTGTTCCTGATCTTTTCCTAATGCCATCTCACTGGATGGTTGATGAGATGAAGGCGAGGTTTGGGGAAGATCGAGTCCACTATCTCCCACCACCTATTGATCCAGCAGAGTTTGAAAAAGCTCTAGAAAGAAACTTTTGGAGAGGGCATCATTATAAGCCAGTTCGATTCCTACATATTGTTGGCACACTTGCTTGGCAAGATCGTAACGGAACATTGGATTTGTTAGCTTCCCTCCCTTTTGCTCAGGGTGATTTTAAGCTAGTGATTAAGTCTCAACACAAACTTCCACCTGAGTATGCGTGTTCTGATCCTCGAGTAACATTTGAGATTGGCAACGTAGAAAAGAACTCAGACCTATACTTTAACTTCGATGCACTCATCTTACCTAGGCGTTATGGCGGTCTTTCGCTTTCAACCAATGAGGCGTTGATGTCAGCCCTGCCAGTGCTTATGCCCGATATCTCTCCCAATAACAAATGGCTTCCAAAAGATTGGCTTGTTCCAGCAACTAAAAAAGGAGAGTTCAGAGCTAGAGCGATGATTGAATACTTCCAAGTCGATCCTCAAGTGTTGGCAAAAAAGATTGACGAGTGGACACTTCTCCCGCCGTCCAGACTCAAGGCATACTCGATTGGGTTTTCTAACTTTTCCAGTAGTAATATTGATTCTGACTACGAAGAAATCTTCATTTAGGTGTAATGATTGCACATACAGCTAATTTTGTGCTACAGTGAATGTGATGCCACTTCCAAAGATGCCTCCTAAGCAGTTAAAAGAGCTCGAAGCAACCCTTTTAGATATGAAGAAACGGGCTCAGGAAGATCCAGTATTCTTCTTTGACCAATTTCTCTATACCTACGATCCAAAAAGAGAACCCTTCCATCTTCGATTCAAGACTTTTGATTTTCAGAAACGCTTAATCCGCTCGATTATTACATCCATTACAGATGGTGAAGATCTTTTCATTGAGAAGTGCCGAGAGATGGGTGCTACATATACTGTACTTGGCTGTTTAATCTGGCTGTGGTTATTTCACCCCTCATTTAACGCACTCGTAGGATCTCGTAAAGAAGATTATGTTGATAACCGCCGTGGTGGATTAACTGGCAATAAGGAAGAATCTCTATTCGGCAAAATTGACTACATGATCTCTCGCCTTCCCGACTACATGAAGCCAGTTGGTTTCAATCCAGATAAGCACTTCAACTATATGTCCTTGTCTAATCCTGAAAGTGGTAACGTCATCGCAGGAGAATCAAGTAATCCTAACTTTTCTCGGGGAAGTCGGCGTACAGTTATTTTACTTGATGAGTTTGCTTTCTGGGATAACGACGGTGCTGTCTGGGGAGCTACTGCTGACACCACCAATTGTCGCCTCATTCTAACCACCGCTGGTATTAAACCATCTAAAGCTAAGAGACTTCGCTTCGGAAAAGACGGTGAAAAAATAAAACTCATTACCCTCCCCTACAACTTAGATCCACGCAAAGATAAGAAGTGGCTTGAAGAACAGCGTAAGCGTCGCTCAACAGAGGACTTCAACCGAGAAATTATGATTAACTGGGAACTCTCGATGACTGGTCGAGTCTACTCAGAGATCGAGAACGCCGCCTACGGGGAGTTTCCACTTCTACTCAACTCACCCTCCTACTTCTCGTGGGACTTTGGGTTGGACGGCGTGTCGGTTGGCTTTTGGCAAAAGAACCCAGCCAACGCTAAGTGGCGACTGGTCGACTCCTACCACAATGAGGGTAAGGTGATTCAGTATTACACTCCATTGTTTAATGCGCCAATGGATTCAAAGTTTAACTACACCGATGACGACCTGAAAGCTATTGAGGCTTTTAAGCAATATCCCAAAGGCATCCACTTCGGTGATCCAGACGTAGAAAAGAGATCCATTCAGACTGGTATTTCTACTCGTCAGGAATTAGAGAAGGCAAAAATCTTTGTACAATCAACTGGTAAAAATGATTTCTATACTCGTCGGGAGATAA